CCCGTCGTAGGACCAACACCACGAAACACAATAGNCTGNGTTCCGCCAGAAGCATTGATGACCGTGTAAACCTTTGACTGCGCAGGGGCAGTGATATTCCTAGTTACCGTCCCCGCTGCGGGTGCCCAGCGGATAACTGCCTGCCGGGCCTCATTAGCTGCTCCAGTTGTCGTGGAGAGTGTGATGTCTGCATCAGTCGTGATGGTGGTTGTACCCGCAACGGCGGTGTCCAGCAAAGAAGTGATGGCAGTGTTTGCCGTATCACCCCAAGTACCCGACAGCTCTCCTGTGACAGGGAGCGCCAGTCCGAGGAGGGAGGTATATGATGTTGTCATGTGATGCTTTCCTTTTTATACAGTCTGGACATCCACCCAGCTTGGGGTTTGTGTATCTGGTATTGCCGCCCATACAGTGGTCTGTCCGTCGTTGATATTCTGCCAGTTTGCGTCTTCGTTGTCATCAATTATTTCCCAAAGAAACCGCGAGGTACTCGTGGATGTAATTGTAGCACTGGCTATCAGTTGTGCATAGAAGATTGAAGCGGCTATGGAGTTTTCTACTGCCGCCCCAACACTTTCAGAAACCGATGTGTTGATTATGAGTGCCTTAGTTAGGGCTTCAGATCCTGTGACACTTTCGCTCGCCGCAGCTACAAAAATTTGTTGTGCCTGGTTTGTCTCCGCCGTTGTTGCGCCTTCGACAGCACTGCCGTAGTACACGAAGCTAGAATCAACCCCTGCCGTACCAGTAGCGGACTCCGCTACAGATGAAGCAAAACCTTGTTGAGTATCGGCTACATCCGCCCCAGTGGAGATTTCACTAACCTCAGTTGCAAACACTTGCTGTGCAGAGTTGGCATCAGACATCGTAGCGGCTTCGCTCACAGACACACCCAACGTACTAGATGCCACCGATGCGGCATCACTGACTGCGGCAGCCTCCTCAACCCCTGAATAGAAAGTGGGGGTGGAAGCTACTGCGTCAACGCTTTGGGCGGTCTCGGTAGCTGCGCCAAGAAACGTGCTTCCAGCGACTACTTCTGAATCTGAGGTCGTAGCTGTCTCTGCGGCATCGCGGTAGTAAACCGACATACCCCATCCAGCTTCCCCCCAAGTTCCGGAACCCCAGCCGCCTTCAGCCATATCATGCTCCGGCTAGTTGGTCTTCGTTGAACCATCGTTGCTGCGCCGCACCTTCGCCATCTTGCCACTCTACCAGATACTGGACAGCGCCGTCCTCATCCATACGCAGTGCAACCACGGGACCTTGTGGCACCGTTACGGAGAGTTTTACAACGTCGCCTTTTTTGAAAGTAGTAGCCATGTATATCTCCTTATGCGGCATCAAGGCTGAATGTGTAGGTCACATTCAGTGTATCCCCAGAAGCAACCACACGATCACCAGGGGCGGCAAAATCAGAAGCAGAGAACAGTGTACCTGTCGTACCGCTCTTGGTGTTGTTACTGATCAAAAAAGCACCCCCCACAGTAGCGGTAGCGTTAATGGTGAACGCCGCAGGAGAAGCCGAATTAGTGATCACAGAGGGGTCAGCAGTTGTAGCAGTCCCAAAAGTGCACGCAGGGCGTGTAGCATTACTATAAGGGACGACCTCAGTCCACCCCGCATGCGACGAGGCTGTATCCGCAGCGGCGGGGGTGTTAGATGCCCCAGCGCCATACAAACCGATATACCACGCAGCGGTGTAAGAACTACCAGAGAAATACTTGGCGTTCATGTCCTGTAACCCTACATTTACCACGAGGTTATGTAGCGACTCCGCCCATTTGAGGTTGCCCTCGGTGTCACGGCACTCGATGGTGAATATGCCCCCTGCTTGTGCCTGCCCCCCTGCGTTCGCAGTGCGGGTTAGTATTGCACCAATGGTGTCTTGAGAAGATGCTTTATCATTCAGCATAGTTTTTGCTCCTTAGTTGAATCGAAGAAGTGCCGCCGTTGAAGTGTTCTCGGGCATCTGCACAGTAAATGAGGTTTGGCAAGTTTTATCTGCTCCAAAGTCCAACACAGCAACGGACTTGTTACCCTTGCTAAAGTTGTATATCAGCCCGCCCCGTGCGGTGAACGCTGCGGAACTCCAAACGGAATTTGCAAAGTCCACATACACGACACCGTTCGTGGATGTGCTGATAACTACCCCCGTGAGAGTATTCCCCCCTGCGACGTATCCCGTGCCAACAACTTCATATGCAGTGGTGTACACCGTAGTACTGGGGCCCAGTGTAGCCAGCCCCGTGAACAACGCCAGTTTGAGCGTGTCCGCAGTGAGGTCTTGCTGCGCTTGCAGAATCTGCTGTTTGAAGCTGGTGGTGAGTGTTTGTTGGATTGACATCAGGACACCTGTAATCGAACTTGCCCATCACGATAAGCATCTTGGCGTTGTTTGCCATCACCTAATTGTTTTAGCTGGATCATCGCACGGTCATACATACTCTGATACAACGCAACCATATCGGCTTCACCCTTCATGTAACGAAGCGCTTCCACCAACGTGCCATTGAGGAGTGCGGAATCAAAGTTATCCCCAAGCCAAGTCTGCCCCGCGGTGACAATAGACTCGGGGTAATAGTAGTAGTGCACCTCAACGGTGTACGCGGCATCGGGCGTCGGACCTAGGATGAACGTGAGCTCATTAGGTAACGCAGAGTTGGGTCCGAATATGGCGTAGTGCTCAGGGAACCCGGTATCAGTAGCTTTGGGGTACGCTTCACGAATGAAGTTCACATCCTTGATGAGGAGATAGCGATACTCACCATCCGCACGTACCGCTGCAACAGAATAAGCAGACAAAAAATCTGTAGGTGCAGATAGATATTTATTGCTAGTAGTTGTCGTCCCGGTCACGTTCTTGCGCAACGAAGCAAGCTGAACAGTGTTGTAAATTTTCTGCTCTGCTTGCCTGATGAACATGTTCATGTCATCGGTGAGAAACGTGTTCTCACAAATGTCAGCTACGAATTGAACGAGCTCGGTGTATGTCATATCAACCTCACGCCATTGGACCGCGAGCCATTATACCTTTGGTTGCAGCACCTGTACCACGAATTTTAATGCCTTTGGTCTTGGCTGGGGTTTCACCCGCAGATTTGCTGATGTTACCCACCCCCATATTCACAGTATCGAGCTTACTGTGGTTTGAACCGCCACCGGTGTTGGTAGCTGCCTTTACAGTTTTATTACTCATATTTTTAATGTGCTTAGACATGGCTAATTAACCTCCAGATTGATTCTTGGCGCGTGCAAGGTTACGACCGAATTTTTTAGCGTTGGCGGAAGTTACTCCACCCTTGGCAAACTTTGTCGCACCTTTATGCATCTTTTTCTCGTGTGCCGCAACTTCGGTATCGGCAATCTTTTTGACCGTTTTCGTGTCCATGTATAGCTCCTTATGTTGTAACTACCGTTACTGTACCAACTTCCGACAACGACACCAAGTAATTTGGTGTCAAACCATCGTCATCTAACCGTGACCCACCAACAGGGTTCCACCCCCACTGGAAGACTCGACTGCCCTCACCCGGCACCCCATCACCGTCTTTGCTTGTGCCAAGCTGCAATTGTAACCCTGTGTACCCTGATTGGGTATAACTTAAATCAGGGCGCGGTTCCCGCAACGCTTGTGGGTCATCCACGGGGTACATACCCAACTGCAACTGGGGCTGATCGGGTTCCCAACATTCCTGACACACCTTAATTGTGACCTGCTTGGTCTTGATGACCAGCTTCTTCAGTTCTTTAAGCTTAAAACGAAAGCCGCAGCGATCACACTCGGCAATTGCTTTCTTACCTGAAGCAAACCTGCTTCCCATAATTACCCACCAATAAAGTATTGACGAGGCACAAACCGATCCGGTGCCTTCTCACGGTCTTCTCCAGCAGCAAGAGCAAACTGCTGCTCGTAAACAGCTTGTAGCATTTCCAAACGGGCTCCTCCCTCGGGGAGTTTCATTGCCACATAGTACGCCAGCCCTGCTACCAAACAAGGGAGGAAGCGGAAACTCATGTCGCCGGTCTGCACGCCCGAACCAGCATTCTGGATACGGCGCATGCGGTAATAAGTGAACTGATAATATGGGGTGCTTGTAGTGCCTTGGTCGGGCACGGGCCATACAACTACGGCGGGGAGTTGTGCCCAGTACACGGAAGCGGCAGCAGTATGCGCTACCGCTGTTGAATTGTTTTGTCCACGGAAACAGTTGTACAGTGTATTACCTGTAATGTAAGAGTAGTTGATGTACTCGCTGTCAATCTTGATGAACCCAAAAGCTGGTAGCCCTACAGCGCTAGTCAACACGACAGTAGTGTCTGTGGCAGTGATTGTTGTAGCCAGTGTGGTCGTTGTGGATTCTTGCCCCGACAGGCGCTGCACCATGACTTGAATGGGGCGGGCTTGTGTCAATTTATTGGGGATAGTCGCATAGGTAGATACGCTGATACGCGAGATGGTGAGATCCGCTTGACTCGACTGCTGGTTCGACTGTGTGCGAATCTGATGCTCAAGCAGGTCAATGGTGTCGGCGGGGACGGGGTAGCAAAACTGACCTTGCACAAGATTCATCGTGCCTGGCTCAATTGTCCACATGTTGATACCACGGTTTGCCCACTCAATCGTAAGCAGATTCATAGATCGCCGCGCTGTGCGTAGGTCATACCCCGTACGCATTTCACGCCCCGCACGCTCGTACGCTTCTTCAGCGATCTCCGTGAAGTTCATGTCGAAGTTGGCTGCCCCTGTGGTCGTCATTTCATCACCCTCGTGTTGTCAATCAGATTGGGGTACCCCCCACCTGCGGTTTTTACACGCTTGGGGGGTCTCGATTTATCCGAGATCACGCCACCTTTTTTGAAGACCTCCACGGGGACAAGCGCATCCTTACGCAGGATTTTCTTGCCTTTGGATGTCTTGCCAGGGTTGATGGCGCCCATGCCTCGACTGGCTCGCATGATTAGAGCATCCGACCTTTAGTCTTGCCACGCTGTGCGCACCCATCGGCACGTTTAGAGGTAGAAGATACAGAGCCGCCTTTAGCATAACGTGCAGGAGTAGTCCTAGCACGCTCGTACGCGCTGTCCACAGCCCCCTGCATAGCTTCGTCCTGGACCCCTGCCCGCATCGCTGCGCGCTTAGCCCGCTCTTCAGGGGTCACCACATCGTTCAAGGTTACCCCGGGGCGACGTGGTTTGTAATTACGCATGTTAGCAGCGGTAGTATATCCTCTCGCTACTTCGGGTGGGGTTAGTTTATCCATGATATTCTCCTTATTTCTTCCTGGTCATTCCGCCGCCGCAAAGCACCTGTCCTTTGGTCTTGCCTTTTTGAGCAACCCCATCAGCACGGGTGGAGGTGAGCCCGCCCTTTTTCATAGCAGCTTCACCTGCATACTTCATTTCCGCTTTCTTGTAGGTAGCCTTGGAGCCCCCCACCGCCTTCTTCTCAGCTTTTTCTTCGGCTTTGGTTTCCTTACCAGCGAAGATTGCTTTCAGACCCTTTGTTGCCATGATGTCACCACCTTTTCCAAATTTGCGGCCTTTATCGGCCGTGTTGAACTCTCTGCCCACGGACTGTGGGACCCCCGCTCTCTTGGCAAACGCAGGGTTGTGAGCCACCGCAGCCATGAAATTGTGTTGCTTCTTGCTAATTGAAGGCATTTCCACCCCCACCAGCTTTTTCTGCATTACCCATTTACCACTTTCAAATGTTGCGCCTTCAGTTGGTGTATCATAGGCTTGAGTGCGTCTTCAATGAAGTCGCGTTCAAACGTCTCGGTACCTACGTGGGGCAGNCTGATGGAAGGGTCTAAGAACACCGTGAAACCCTCTGTGTTTGCACGGTCACAAAACAGGTAGTCCTCACCGAAATACTCCCCGTCTTTCACGGCGAAATCAAACACTGCGGACTCGGTGTAGGTGGTCACGTTGTTATAGTATTGCCATTCGGGGTGGTTACTGACCATACGCTCTAACACATGGCGACGAATGAGCATGAACCCGGTACCAATGCGCAACACCCGCACCATACCATTTGCATCAAACTCAAACTGTTCGTCTTCGCCGTAATACATGTCCAAGAAGAACTTCCTGTCTGCGCCACGGCGTGGGTAAACCCCCGCGGTGATGTCTTTACCACCACTCAAGGCCAAAAGGCGTAAAATCGCATCTTCAGTCACTATAACATCCGAGTCGACGAACAGGAGGTCTGTTGCGTTGGACTTCAAGAACTCGTGCACGATGGAGTTTCGCGCTTTTGTGACAATAGAGCACCCCGAAACCTGTGTGAGCATCAGCTGTACACCCATCTTATCGACGAGTGCAGATAGCTTCGCAAGGGCGAAGGCTGTCTTGAGGTTGACCCTACCATCATAGGCAGGGATGCCAACCATCAGGATGCGACCCCGCAGGTCTACGGAGTGTTCTGTATCAGTCATAGAACACCGTTACTTTGGCGTTCGTTAGTGTGGCGTAGGTATCAGTCGTGAACAACACGCCCTCGGCGGGAATCACGATATTGAAAGGCGCCCCCCCTGCAAGGGTGTTGACTGTCATCACAGTGGTACCAGAGGAACCACCATTTTTTAGGACAACGCTACCTGCTGAAGCACCGGGCTCAACGACCATACCTCGCACTCGTGTACGGGTGTTGGTCACCGCGCCTGATGTAGCCAGCGAGAGGGCATTTACATCGGTCTGCATGCTCATGGCACACTCCTGTTAGTTCTGTCCGGCGGACTGATACATCGTGCCGTCAGAGTTACGAACCACATATTCAGCAACCAACGTACCCACACCAACGGTGGATGCACCTTGTGATACTGTGTAAGTCACGAACTTGTCGGTAGTACCTGTAGTAGCCCACAACGCAGTGCCTGCTTCGGTGGCGGCAGCGACGAAAGAATATACCCCAGGTGCAGTCACAGTCAACGCGCCAGTAATAGCGGTACCGCTAATTGACAGAGTGACAGTGGAAGCACCATCAAAGGTGGTGGTCGTAATGAACTTGAATCCCAAGATCAATGAACCGGCGGGTAACGCAAACGCATTGGTATCGTCTGCATCGTTATAGTTGACAACTTTAGTCTGGGCAACCTGAGTTGCGCCAGTGTTGCGGGTGCCTGCGGCAGTAGTACCTGTTGTATATCGGCTGGTACCTAAAAGCCACGGGCCGAGATGAGTTGCGATTCCCATAATAGTCTCCTCACAT